ATTTTTTCAAGTCGGATATATGTGGCACATTAGGAATTATTTCTATATTGACCCATTTTCTTTCTCCGTATCTCATTCTGTTTGGTCTAAATCCAAAAGAAAAATCATAAACAATAGGAAGATCCGATGCGAACCATAAATTAGGAATAACTGTAAATTCATTTGTTACTGTTCCCGATTGGTTCTGATCAAATTCAACATGCCATACATCTATGTAATTTCCTATTACGTACAACTGTTCTTCTATATTTATTTCAGCTAAATACTGACCTCCAAAAGTGTCTTGAGTTACTTCGTAAATTTCTGTGTTGTCGATAGTTTGAACCAATCTTCTACCGTCAGGATTTTGATCTGTTACTTCGTTTTTGTCTAAATAATATATTTCTATTTTATCAATATTATATACATTTTGCCTACTATTAGAATTATAAGTAAATAACCTTAATGATAAATCATCTCCAACTACTATATTTTGATTTCTTTCTTTTGTCATTTCTTAGTTTTAGCCTTTCTTTTCGCTGCTTCCATTGCTTCGTTTTCTTTTTCTTTTTGCTTGATAAATCTATCTATAAGCCATTTTCTTTCATTTATAGGCAAAGACATAAAGTTTGCTCTAGATTGTCTCATGTGATACATGAAGAAAAATAATTCCTCCATTAAGTTATTCCACAAATCTAGGCTTGATTCGCCTTCTTCTTTGCCTTGGGGAAGAAAAAATTTGATTCAAGTGGTAATTCAATTTCAAAATCATTCATAGTATAAGGATTGTTTATTGATACTTTTGTTTCTACTCCAAATGGAGGGTCATTTACAACAGTTCTTAGATATGCAACGTCTTGTATAGGCAATTTTTTCAATAAAGTCTGTATTTCCAATTTATTACTCAATCCTTCAATTTCTTCTACGAGATGCGCTGTTCTAAACAGCAATGTGTCATCTGCCTGACCTGATAAGTCAAAATTTTTCGCCCTGCGATCTCTATATTCTTGAATCGCTTGTTCATCTTTGCCTATTGCAAGCCTATATCTGAAACGATACTCAGTTACAGGCAAAGTATCTTGTAAATTATCAGCAGAATATTCATCATCACAGTAATTTACATACAAATCATTTAAATTAATTGTTGTCGCAAAAGATTGATCTGAATCTGGATCCTTTACTTCTACGTCATATTCTGGAGTGTATGAAATACCTCTTAGATAAATCAACATGTATGTTCTGTCTTGAGTCAGAAAATTAGAAGAATCATAATTTTCTTGCATACATCTATTGAAAATCATGTTCATAGCCTGACCTTTTTTTACAAATCTAGGCGTAGCTAAAATTTCTTCTTCTTCTCCTGTCATTGGTCTAAAATGTATCACTCCGTCAGAAGGTCCATCTTCGCCGTTATAGAATTTTCCTCTTGAAGGCAATGTGATTTTCTCATAAATCATGTTGCCTTTAGAAGATATTCCCGCAATCAGCTCCTCTAATTTACTACTCCCAGTTGCCCTCATTGATGTATCTTTTCGAGTTGGCGCAGGATTTGATTTTACTGGTGCTTCACCCCTTTGTTCTTGAACAGCGTTTAGAAATGCTTCAGGAATATTTCCTTTTACTTGGAGTCCACCTTCTCTTTCTCTTAGTTCTTGTTGTATGTTTGGTTTTTCTGTAGACACTTCTTCTTTGCTAATTGGCATTTTTTGAGGTCTAAATGATTCGTCATTCATTTTTTTATTTTTCTCCTAATTATATTTTGAGCAGCTGGTTATTATTATAAGAGTATGATCGTAATAAATATTAAAAATGTTGAAGAAAAAATTTTTGAAAATAATGAAATTTGGAATGAAATAAAAGATCTAAAACATTTGAAAGATCAATGGAAATTAGGCAAAATATCTCCCGCTTTACGACACATGTCAAGAAAATCTCTTTTAGATTTTTTAAATTCAATAAAAAGTAGTCATATTAATATTTTGTCTTCTTTTTTCGAAGAAGAAGTTGTTGTTGAAAAGTTTGATTATCATTCAATAAAGAATTTTTCTTTTTCTAATCAGGAAGAAATAGCCAATGAATTAAACTTGATGGAATCTAAAAATGAGTTATATTCTTATTTCTCAACCTATAAAGATAAAGATCAGTTTCATATAACTTTCTGGAGATAAATCATTATGATAAATTTTAATTTAGCAACATTTTTACTTTTCGTTACTTCAGTTATAGGTTTTACACATATTATTGTAGATCCTGCTGTTATAGCAAAGCCATTTAGAGATTTTGTCAAGAAAAATTGTTACGAATGGGTAGACAAGTTATTTTCTTGTTATCAATGTTGCGGAACTTGGGTTGGATTTTTTTGCGGCACCATATTGATTAGTTTCAACCCATTTGTAATTTTTATTTGCGGAATGGCTGGTAGTTTTATAGCATCTTTTGGCGCTTCTTATTTAAACTATATTGAAGCACAAAGTTTGTTGAGTATAAAAGATGATGATTGATTATGTATAATTTATTATATTGCGAATATTGTAATTATAAAAACATAAACAGAAATGAAAATGATATACTTATAAAAAAAATATCCAAAGAAAAATATAGATGTCCCGAATGCGGAAGACTTATAAAACTAAAAAAATACAAAAAAGATCCGCAAAAAGAAATAGATCATGAAAAAAAAATAGAAAAAGATAAAGAAAAAATAAAAAAATATTATGAATCTATTATAGAATATAAAAAAGAATTTGAGGAAAATAGAGATGAATAGAAAAATAAGTTTACTCGATGTAAAAGCAGCACTTAAGGACTCAAGATTTAGACTTTCTTTGCCAAAAAGCATGGAGAAAGAAATCAATGAATTCTTAAATAATCCAGGATGTCCTTGTCATATGTCCTTATACAGAAAAGTATTAAAAGATTGTAAAGAGCAACTGAAAAAATATTATCCAAATTACGAAGTAGATGAAACTGTAGAAATGCAAGAAGTTAAGAAAGCAGCAGAAAATAATTGGTCTGTTATAAATTGTCATATTGATGAATTAGAAAAAGAGTTGAAAAAATTAGGACCAGGAAGAAAGCAAATGGATGTTGCTAGATACGAAGATCAAGTCACAGTAATAATCAATGATTTAGGGATGGTTTTTTAAAAATAATTTAAATTTTTATTTAAATTATTTATATTTTCTATCATTGCTTTGGGATGTTTTTTGTATTTATCTAATTCTATTGGTAAATTATCTTCTAAGTTTCTTTGTTCGCTCATTATCAATGCATTTTCATAAAAAGATTTAGATTTTTCTAACTTATTTTGTTTGTAATATATATCTCCTAATAAGCTCCAAAATTCAGAATTGTTTGGCTTATAAACCAAGCAAGTTATAATATCTTCTGCTGATTGCTTGATTTTATTTTGATGTAAGTTAATTATAGCACAATAATATTTTAAATTTATATAAGATTCATTTATAATTTTAGATTTAGCAAAATATTTTTGAGAATAAAAAATAAAATTCTTAAAGTCATTTTTACTTAAATAATAAAATGAATAATAATAAATGACATCTAAATTGAAAGGATTTTTTTGTAGCCAACTTTTCAATATGTGCTCTTCATTTTCATAATAATTGAATTTTAATTTAGATTTTATAATTATTTTAGAATTTAAATTGCAATTTTTATTTATTATTGTCTCGTATATTGGGTTTATAAATTCATCTTCTTTCCATATTCTTATTTCTTTAGAAATTGTATTATTATTAAAAACATATATTTTTGTAGTTTTTTCTATTGAATTTATTATTTCGCTTCCACTTACAAGAACTTCTCCTGGATTTATAAAAAAATTAATACCTTCTTTTGATAATTCATTTCTAATTAAAGAATAATCTTCTTTTTTATCAATATCAATTATTTCGACATTATATTTTTTACAAATATCTAAAGTTTTGTCTGTGCTTCCTAAGTTTCCTATTAATATTTTAGATTTCAAACCAATTAAAGACTCTAATGTTTCTTTTATTGTTTCTTCATTATTTTTTACTAATATTTGAGTCGTTAGCATTGAATTTTTTTTCTAATAAATATTCTATATAATTTGCTTCTTTATGCATTTTATTTTTTTTATAAAAATCTATAACATCAACATAGCCTTTTTTAGCGTCTGGGTTTTCTAGTATTTTTATAAAATTTTTTATTATGTTGTTGCTCATAAATAAATTCTTTACACTATTATAATTATAAAATATGAAAAATGAATATTTAAACAATAAATTCTTTGAAAAAGTAATAAATCAATTTCAAGATTCTAAAAGAGAAAAAGAAAAATTAAAAATATTAATTGAAGACATCAATATAACGATTAATAGAAAAGAAAATAGAAAAGTTAAATTTGAAAAAAATAAAATTGACTTATTGAATAAACAAGAACTTTATCAACAAGCTGAAAGAGAATACGTAGATTCTAAAAACAAACTTGCAATTGCCTTTTTCACTCTTTCAGAAAATATAGTTAGATATGCTAAATTCCAACTAATAGATGTTGACGATGCCATTCAAGAAGGAATAATGATTTGTTTTGAAAAAATAAATAGATTTGATTCAAGAAAAGGCAAAGCATTCAATTATATGACTACTTGCATATTAAATCATTTTAGACAGCTATACAGATCTGCTAGAAATTATAATGAATTGAAAAAAAGATATCTAAAGTACGTTCAATTCAATAATAATAAAATAATAATAAAAAACGGAAAAGAAATAATGTATTAACTATTGACTTTTTTTTTTATTATTTTAATATAACAATATGAGTAAATTAATAGAACAATTAGAAATACAAGAATTGATAGATAAATTAATGAAAAATGGATACGAAGAGATAGTTAAAGCTTTGTTAGATAATGAAAAAGTTTATACAAAAAAAGGAAGATTGAACAAAAGTAGCGCATGTAGAAAACTTGACTTGAAACCTAAAGATTTAGAAGCAAAGTTAGATGAAATGAAAAATTTGTTGAAAAAAGATATGGATTAGTTTTCTTTTATGTAAGCTCTGTCATAACGTAATGTTAAATCAACGGTAACGTAAGAAGAATCAGACATATCTAATTCTCCCCATTCGATATTGTTTGGCCAGCAGTTTTCAAAAATCCATCTTTCTATTACATTTCCACATCCATCATACATTTCTAATTCACAATTTTTTTTGAAATTAATCATGCTTATGTTCCAATTTGCATTATTACTATCTACATTGTAAACTTTTTTAATCCATTCTATAACAACATTTTTATTTTTTTTCAAATCATATAAAACTACATTGATAGGCTTCCAATCAGGTTTACTTGGTATGTAAATAGTTTCATTCAAATGTTCAGCCTGTATTTCTTTGAAACTTAAGCTAGGTCTAGCCCCTTTTTCAGGAGGTAACATATCTATTTCTGCGAGGTCTTTCATTTTAGGATCGTAAACGGTTACTTCTGGTATTTTAAATAACCATCTAAATTTTCTTTTAAAACATATTGCACTAGATCCTAATTGACCTATTCCCATGTTTATCATAATTTATTCCTAAAATATTAAATAAATAACATAATCTAGTTAACTAGATTATGTTATTTATTATTAATTTGTATTTCTAAAAATAACAATATTCTATCCACAACCATAGCATTCTGCCTGAGGATTAGGTCCGCAATTATTACGATATCCTACATTACCATATCTCAATGTAACTTCTATAGTGCATTCTTCAGAACTACTATAATCTAATTCTCCGAAATTTATAGCTTGTGGCCACATGTCTCCTAATGTCCATGTCTCTAGTGATTTTCCACAACCATCATACATATCCAAAACACCAACTCCAGCATATCCATTTCTAGTTGTAGTTTGATATAATGTTCCTGGTTTAGTAAAATCATATACACTTGCAAGCCATTCCCACAAACCTATATTGGCACCTTGACCAACAGCTGAAGAAACATCATAATAAGTCACAGTGATAGTTTCCCAAGTACCCTTTCCAGGAAGATAACTCTTTCCATGTAAAAAGTTAATTTCTGTTTCTTCAATGGAAATATTTGGTCTAGAAGCAACCTTAACAAAATGTTCAGGAACTAGAGGTTGCCCCATTGATCCATTATTTCCAACTGATCGATAAACTTTGAAAGTCCATCTAAATTTTCTTTTATGAATTACATCTGCACCACCAAGTGGTCCAATTCCCATACCTATCATAATTTATTCTCCTGTTTTATCAATTAAAAACTATCTGCTGTTTCAGTAAAGCTACCTGTTCTATGAATGCTGAATTCAATAAACATAAATTCAACTGCTCTAGTTGGCTGAATGCCTATTCTTGCTCTAAATTCATTTCTATCGATAACATCAGGTGTATTCAATTCTTCATCAGCTTTTATTATAAAATCTGTCAATCCTCTACCAACTTGAACGTCTTCTAAAATTTTAGAAGCAATTTGAATGAAATTGCTTCTGAATATTTCATCATTTGGTTCAAATAATAGCACTTTAGAAGCAGATCTAATTTCTTTTTCTATGTAGAACATTAGTCTTCTGACATTTACTCTATCAAGAGCAGTTGGTTTTCTTTGTAGTGTTTTTTGACCCCAAACAACAAAGTCTTGGGACTCTACATATTGAACGATTGGATTGACAGCATTTCTATTTCCGTACATCAAGTCTCTTTCTTCAAGAGTTGGTCTGCTAAATACGTCTGTTATATTAGGAACAACCCCTCTTGTAGTTCCAGCAGGAGCGAACCAAGGTCTTCCTAAGAAATCATTTCTTGCATAAACAGCCATTATTGATCCGCTTGGCGGAACCCATACGTCAACATTATTGAATATGTCTCTGATCTTAACCCATGGCCAATATAGAGCGGCAAAATCTGAATCGAATCTTGTAGAATTTAGAGGATGAACTCCATTTTGCCATTGAACAACTTCTGTGACCGTAAGTCCAAAAGGTGGATCAATCAAAGCCATGCAGTCAGATCTTAGATTTTGACACATATCAATCAAAGCGAGAATAACGCCAGTTGAAGAGTGTCCTGGAACTGCTACAACATCTATATTTATTTGTTCTGGTTCACTTAGAGCGTAGATTCCAGACATTCCAGTAAGACTTCCGATCAATAGTGAATCTTGATCATCAGGATCTGCTGGTATTCCGTCATTTCCGCCAGATAAAGAGTATGTTCCGTCTGAAGGAGGAGCACTTTCTGAAGTGTTATCTGAAACTCTTACATAATCTGAAACTAATGATAAAAATGTTTCTACATAAAATCTACTTGTTTCATCTTTAGTAAGATTTCCCCAAGATTCA